TCGGTGCTACTGGCTTGCCATACCGCGTCACTGGCGGAGCATTTTGGACGTTCCGTGAGGCATTTGGCGGTCGAACATGCTGCTAGATTGGGGTTCGCGCTTCGGACCGACGAACGATCGGCTCAGCGATTTTCGACCAACCAAGGCGGTAGCTTCTTTGCGACCGGAGTGCATGGGCCGCTGACCGGGCGAAGAGCCGATCTGGTAATCGTAGACGACCCGGTGAAATCCTCGGCGGAGGCAGAAAGCCGGACCGCCAGGGATGCACTGCACGAATGGTTTCGGGTGGATCTGCTGACCCGGCTCCGGCCGGGCGGGCGGGTGGTGTTGATAATGACGCGATGGCATCCCGACGACTTGGCGGGACGACTGGCGGCGGATGGGGGATGGGATGTCCTGTCGCTTCCGGCGTTGGCGGAGCTGGACGACCCGCTTGGCAGGGCAGCGGGCACGCCACTTTGGCCAGCTTGGGAAGATCGAGCGACGTTGGAGAAGGTGAGAACCTCGGTAGGCGAGCGTGCTTGGGCTGCTTTATATCAGCAGAGTCCACGAGCCCGTCAGGGTGGAATGTTTGATCCAACGCGGATACAAACAATTCCCGCCGAAAGCATACCGCAGCTTCGGGAAATCGTACGAGCGTGGGACCTGGCTGCAACTGCTGACCGGGGCGGGGCCGACCCCGATTGGACTGCGGGCGTAAAGTTAGGGCGGTTGGCAGACGGACGGTTTATGGTCCTCGACGTAGTGCGGCTGCGAACTGGACCGGCGGGAGTAGAGGATCTAATCTTGGAAACGGCGGCACGGGACGGAAACGAGGTACAGATATCTTTGCCGCAGGATCCAGGCCAAGCAGGAAAATACCAAGTCCAGACATTGGTTCGTCGATTGGCCGGATACCGGGTGACCGCGAGCGTGGAGGCTGGATCAAAGGAACTGCGCGCCGGACCGGTAGCGACCCAGATTGACGCCGGTAACATGCTGATGGCACGGGCCGGTTGGAACCAGGCGTTTTTGGACGAAATCAGGGACTTTCCCCATGGTACCAAAGACGATCAGGTTGATGCCCTATCGCGGGCATTTATGACTATCGCGAATACGCCGCAGCCGGCGCGAGTGCTGCGGGTGCCTTTGTTCGGGCGCTAGTTCTCGGGGTTCGGGGAAAACCGGACCACGCCCAGAAGTAATCGTTCGATCCCAGAGGTATTAGATGTTTGAATCGATCTGCAATTTCATTGCGGAAGACCGGGACTATCCGGAGCGTACCCGGAAGCTTAACGTGTTTCAGAGAATTCTCGACGGAACCTTTTACGACGGGTTGCCCTATGAATTTCAGGACGAGCGGACGGGCGGCGGGGAGTATATTCCGCTCCGACTGCGCAGACCGTCGGTCCGCTATGCCTTGGCCAGGGTCGTAGTCGAAGATTCAGTAGCACTCCTTTTCAGCGAGGGGCATTTTCCGACGTTTGACTGTCAAGATCATGAGATTCGCACTGTCTTGGCTGACGTTGCTAAAGAATGCCGGCTGAACGAAGTAATGGTCGACGCGGCGATCCGAGGCTCCGTAGGGTCGGTAGCATTGTTGGTACGCGTACTGCGCGGTAGGCTGTTCGTGTCTAGCATGGATACACTATACTTAACGCCCGTGTTCGATCCTCTGGAGCCTGATACTCTAAAGTCTGTTACGGAGCGCTATAAGGTGCGCGGCACGGTACTAGCAGCGGATGGTTACGATATTCCCGATCCCGCGGCGCAATATTGGTTCATGCGAGTTTGGGACACGAAGTGGGAGCGATGGTACGATCCTTGGCCGATCGGCGTCGATACTCTGCCGGCAGAAGATCACGCTCGCTCCGTCCGCCATGGGTTAGGGTTCGTCCCGATCGTATGGATACGCAATCTGCCCGGTGGCGATCAGATTGACGGCAACTGCACATTCCGGGCGGCAATCGACACATCGATCGAGATAGATTACCAACTTTCGCAGGCGGGACGGGGGTTAAAGTATAGTTCCGATCCAACATTGCTGATCAAGGAACCCGCAGGGATTGAAGGCGAAATGGTGCGAGGTGGCGCGAATGCCTTGGTATTGAGCGAAAAAGGCGACGCGAAATTACTCGAGATCGGCGGAACGGCTTCGCAGGCGGTGATCGAATATGTAAGGACGCTCAGGGAATTTGCGCTCGAAAGCGTTCATGGAAATCGGGCCGATGCTTCGCGTCTGTCGGCGGCGACTTCGGGCAAAGCTCTAGAGCTTATGAGCCAGGGTTTGGTCTGGCTCGCTGATAATTTAAGAGTGAGTTACGGCGAAGGTGGGCTGCTGACGCTTGCAAGGATGATCCTGCGAGCCACTCACCAATTTAAGCTTCGAGTGCAAGGGCGTGATGTCGAAGGGCTGGATGTCAACGCAAGACTGTCGCTCACGTGGCCGCGTTGGTTTGCGCAAACGGCGCAGGATCGGGAGGCCGATGCGAGAACATTGGCGACGCTTGCACAGTCACAGCAAATCAGTCGTGAAACGGCGATAAAATCGATCGCTGACACGTACGACATTGAAGATGTCAGCGAGGAAATTCGCCGCATTGAGGCGGAAAAGGAGAGCGTATGACGGACCAGGTCTTATCCCCAGAGGACGAATTGGAGTCACTACGAGCGCGAACCAGGGAACTGGAAACTCGGCTTTTGGAGACCGAGGAAACTACCCGAGCGAAACTAGTGCGGGCGGAACTGAGGACACACGCCGTGCGTGCTGGGATGATTGATCTGGACGGATTGAAGTTAGTCGAAACCGACGAATTGCATCTATCGCCGGATGGAGAGATCGAGGGCGCAGCAACGCTGATGGCCTCGCTCCGCAAGCGTAAACCTTGGCTCTTTGGGGACACAAGCAGTTCGAGCGCAGCGACACCTCCGCCGACCGCACCTCTGAAAAAGAAACTTGCTACCGAAATGACTACCGACGAATGGCGTGCCGCGCGAATCGATATCCTGCGTTATCGCTGACGCGTCTTGGCTTGATAACTATAATCTATTTTAACACCCCGGCGCGACCGGGAAATTGATTAGGGACACAGATGGGCATTCAAAATTTCCCGGCCGCGCTGCAGCCGATTATTCAGCAAGGCTTCTTGGAACGCGAATTTCAGCAGGCGTTACGCTCGCGGCTTGGTTATCGGGCAGTGGCAGACCGGGAGGAAATCGCCGTCGGAGTCGGTGAGACCTTGACTAAGACTCGCGCTGGGTTGAAATCGACGGTAACCATTCCGCTCTTGGCATCAAGCAACACTAATCTGGATAACGGGTTGAGCTCGGCCGGCTGGAATGTTGAGCAATATACGATCTCGATCAATCATTATGCAGCCACGGTTGATTTGAACATGGTCACATCGAGAGTTGGGATTGCCAATCAGTTTCTGCAGAACGCGTATGTAAACGGGGAGCAGGCGGCGCGGAGTTTGGATGAGATTGCACGCAACGCGTTGTTCAACGCTTACTTCGGCGGTAACACCCGCGTAAGGGTGACGCTCGCGGGGGCTGGTCCCTTGGTCTCGGTCGATGATGTTCGGGGCTTCCAGTATGGGTTTGTGAATGGTGTTCAGCAGCCGGTTTCCAGTACAAATCCGCTATTGGTAACTCTTGGTGCTGATGTTTATACACTAACGGGTGCTGCTGCGGATTTGATCAACTTGTCGACCACACCCAACGGTGTTTCCGGCGCGTTGACATTCTCGAGTAGCGTGGTTGTCGCTGACGGAACTGCCGGCAACAGCGTACAGTCGGCAACCGGTTCGGTGATCGAGCGTCCTAATGCCCGCGGAAACACGAGCCAGTTGACCGTGGGCGATACTCTGACCATGGATTGTCTGTTGGATGCCGTGGCACAACTTCGGATGAATGCCGTACCGGAAGTTGATGGCGCCTATAATTGCTATCTGGATCCGGTAAGCGCTCGGCAGTTGTTCGCCGATCCGGATTTCAAGCAGTTGTTCATGGGAGCAACAGCGGCGAATATCGTTTTCCGACAGGGTATGGTCAATGATTTTCTCGGGCTGCGCTTCATTCCGACTACTGAGGCATTTGTACAGCCACATCCGACCATCAGTGGTGCGTATGTGCGCCGTCCGATCATCGTTGGCCAGGGTGCTCTAATCGAGGGCGATTTTGCCGGGATGGCGTCGCAGGATTTCGCACCAGAAGGCGCATTGATTTCGCTGGTGGATAACGTATGCATGGTGACCCGCGAGCCGATCGATCGGCTGCAGCAGATCATCGCGCAATCATGGTATTGGATCGGCGGCTTCTGTACGCCGTCGGATACGACCACGACAAGCTTGACTGTGCCAACCGCAACCAATGCAGCGTACAAGCGCGCAGTAATGGTGGAGCATATTGGATGAGCGGGGCCACGGCGGCGGCGCT